TAGTCCGGTATCGGGATGGACAACGGCTGCGGATATGTTTCCAACATCCGACCACATGCCATCGGTCACAGGCACCCCGGTGGCGCGATTACGCACAACCAGCCACAGAAAGTCACGCGCAACCAGTTGCCGCGCTTCAAGAGCGGCAAGATTGTCCGCAGAAATATAACGCATTATCGGGCCTCGATTGCCTGAAACGTGATAGAACCACGCCCTGTTGCGAAATCTGCTGTTGTTGAAACTGAGCCAGGCACAATCGCCATAATGCAGGACGGCTTGACCACAGTCACAGATCGGGGAGCAACAACACCCGGCCACAGGTGAGGACGGACCTCGAACTGTCCGGTATAGCCATCACCCGCAGCCTGCGCAGGCTCCATAACCATATGAAGATCTTTGTCGCCGATCTGGATGTAATCGCCGACCGACAGCTGATAGCCAGCCGGTAGATCATGCACCCCAACTGCCTTGCGATTGGCCGCGATCGTGGTCAACTCAGCCACACCATCGAATGCGCCACCGGTTGGCCAGCTTCCGTTGGGATATGCAATGGGATAGCAGCGCGACTTCGGGAAGGCCCGAAAGGTTTTCAGTCCATTTTCCAAACTGGCCAGACGGGCGCGCCAGCAATCAAGCTGGTTAGGCTTCATCACCTTGGAGCGCACTGTCATTTGCCATAGAGGCGACCCGAGATCCTTGACAACAGTCTGTCCGCCAGCCGTGCGGGATTGCTCCTGCCGCCACAACAACTCAAATTCTGTTGTCCACCCCGGCAGATCATCAAGGAACGACAACGGGAGTGGGTATGTAATAGCCATGCATCACCCCAGTTTAACGTTTCTCTTTTGCGCCGAGCGCACTGCCGCCTCAACGCGGCCTTGCATTTCAGCGCCCTGCTTGGCCACGACCTGTTCCAGTCTTGCCACTGCCGCAACGTCCGCACCTCGCGCGTCAATGACGGGGGCGAAGCTGAAGGACATGCCGTTGCTGTTGGCGTGACGTATTTTGGGGATGGAAGGGACAGATGCTCCGACAGGTCCGCCATCGGAGTAACCCTTTAATGCTCGACGCATAACCTCCATTGCCGCAGGCCCACCTGCGGCGCGAACGGCAGCCTGGTCAAACACATATTCGCCCTTGTGAACAACACCGGCAGGCTCGTATTTTCCGCCCGTTCCTGTGTACCCTCCACCAGAATACCCTTTGCCAAAAGAGCCAAATATTCCGCTCAGGAAACCACCGCCCGAGGATGACGAGCCAACCTTGAATATACTTCCCAGCACGTCATCGAGCAGAGCACTGCCTATTTTCTTGAGGCTATCTGCCAGGATATCTGCCGCGCTGGCACCTTCGATGAAACCATCAATCATGCCCCTTGTGACATCCTTGGCTGTTGCCATAGCGTCCTCGGCTTTTTGACGGATCTCATCCTGTTTTTCGGCAAGCTTTTCGGACGCAACAACGGCATCTGCGTAGCCTTTTGCCAGCCCTTCAATACTTGCAGTAAGTTCCGGCGTGATCTTTATTCCTGCCCTCTGAGCTGCAGTCAGAAGATCCTGCTTGGCCGTTGCCAACTCTATTGCATACCCATAGTCGTTGATCAGAGGGTTGATTGAAGCCTGCACTTGGGTTGAAACACGAAGCGCCTCAGACCGCTCTTGTATCTGCCTGACCTCACGTTGGTAATCATCGAGGCGCTGCTTGCGTTTTTTTCCATCGCCATCAGCATCCACCGCGTAGTCTTTGATCGAGACAGGCTTAATATCAGAGCTGCCTGCCGTAGACGGAAGCCTTCCGCCCTTCGGGACGGTAGGAGTGTTTCCGAGAACGCTATTTTTAATTGCCTCAGCCGTGAGTCCGCTCACATCGTTGATCTGATCACCGAAAGCGTCATCTATCCGGCGTTGGATGGCTTTTCCTGAGTAAACAGAAAGTGCGCCGCCAAAATATGTTTTGACAGTCTCGTCTCCAGGAAGAGCGCCGATCGCACTTTCACCGACTCGATTAAGCTTCGAATATTCACCCAGCGCATCTGCCCACTGGTTCAGTTTATTCGTTCCCCAGGTCAGAGCGTTAGAGACCTTTTGTATCTCCTCGACCAAGGTGTCAAAATTCAGGGTGTTAACGAACCCTGAAATCCTGTCGATTTCACTTCCAAAAGCCTCCCCCGCCTTGGTGGATTCGTTGAAGCGCTTGGCCGCATCCACCAGCGAGGTCTGCAAATTGGTGAAACGCTGATCCAACGTCAGAGCTGCATTAGCCACTTTTTCTCGAAGTGTAGGCGCTCCGGCCTCAAAAGCACGAAAAAAAGCCTCCGATGAAACTTTTCCTTCGACCACAAGCTTTCGCAACTGCGCTACAGATCCGCCAGCTTCCTTAAGTCCAGCAGCGGCAGCCTGCGCTATTGGAAGAGCGCCTTCGAGAATTGAATTGAATTCTTCCGCCCTGACAACACCCGAACCCATGGCCTGCGAGAGTTGGAGAAGTGCGCCACTTGCTGTCTGCGCGTCGGTTCCAGCCACGCGCAAAGCAAGTGCAATGTTATCAGTGAAGCTCAGCAACTGGTCTGTAGAAACACCCAGTTCTTTCTGGACGATCGCAACACGACCGTAGAGTGTCACAAGCGTCTCAATTGGGGCAGCGTTTTTTTGAGCGCTGTCGTAAAGTCGCTGATAGACGCGTTCCAAATCCTCTCCTGCAAGGCCCGCCACCTTCAGGGCGTTTTCAATACGGGTCGAGGAATCAATAAGGCTTTTTGCGCCTTGAGCGCCACCTATGAGTGCGAAAGCCTTTGCCGCTGCCACGCCAAGCCGGGAAAAACCAGCCTCAATCGTTTTGTTCATCTTTGAGAAACGGCTTTCGATTGATTGTGCGCGCTTGTTAGTGATCCCGCTGGCGCGGTTCAGCGCATTTTCAAAAGCCTTTGTTCTGGCTTCCAGAGCCACTATAAGTCGCTCAACATCAGTTGCAGCCATGTTATCACCGGAGATGTCAGGGATGGGGACAAGCAAACGGCAAATGTATTGCCCGGAAGAAAGACGGATGGTGCTAGCTGAAAAGCAAACACCAAACCACATACTTCACTTGCTACTAACAGTCGTCACTGCCGGTTTTTGGATACCGGTATGGTTCCTTGTCGCCTTGATTGGCGGCGGCCCGTATCGATGCCCAAATTGCGGCGCGCGGGTGAAAGGTTATATACCCAAGAGTCACAAGAGGCCCTAAGGCGACCGATCAATCCAGGCCCAAAGCTCATCAACCTCCCTGCTTGTCAACGACCCATCATCTGGGGAGTTGGCATTGATATAGCCATCTACTGCGGCGAGGAACTGCCACACAGACATCTGGTTGACTTGCTGCGGTGTAAAACCCATTACAGCGCCGGTCCCATAGAGCGCGGCAAATCTCAACTTTCCGTTGGGGAGTTCGTCGAGCTGATTTGCTGTTGATTTGCCGCGTCTTCCTCCCCCACGGCCTCATCAGACGCACCAACCAGAGCGGCAGACAAAACTACCGACGCATGCACCACATAGTCAGCCGCAGGCCGTGTCTTGACGTGATCTTTAATGAGTTTCGTGGCATCTTCTGGCCGTCGACCTGCGCCGATCAAGCCCAGGCGCAGAACCCCTTCGATGTCCTCCATCCGCCACGCATTCGCATTGATACGATTGAGGATGACGTAAGGGCCCGCATCGCATTTTTCTTGAAGCTGAGCCAACTCCCCCCATCCGAGACGGAATTCGTAATCGCCGTCCCAGATGGTGAGTTCAATTCTTGCGTCGCGAGTCATTAAGGAGTCGCCGGGGTAGTGACACGAACCATTTCACCGTCGCTCTGCAGTGAAACATTATTTGTGGCGCGCTGGCCATTGTTGGCACCTACCTCCATGCTCTCGATGTGCACGAATCCGGTCCACGTGATTGTCTTTGCGGGAAACTCCCACTCAATTTTGGCCGGAATGCTTTCGATACTTTCGAAGCCCTCAACCCAAGTGTCGACGCTTTCAGAAGCCAAGACGCCTTCACCCGAAATCGCCATAGACAGGGACGTGGCGTCGCGCCCTACCCAGTCCACCTTATCAGGATCGGCGCAGTCCGGAATACTCACTTCCTCAAGGGACTTACTCAGAGTGATCGAGCGCTGCGTGAAACCGCAAGGGTTGGAATAGACGATTGGATCTGCGTCGTTACCGAGAAGCACACGTACTTTGCCCCCCTTAATGGTGGTTGCCTGAGCCATAACGGCCTCCTGTTTTGGTGATGTCAGTGGTGTTCGATGCCCGCGCGAAAAGTGCAGACAATATGGGTGGTCAGGCCGTCCGGATCCCGCAGATCGCGGCGACCATCAAACTCAAAATAAACGAGCGCATTATCGGCCAGCACGAGCGACTGATCACCAAGCGCCAATTTTATCGACTTGGCGATTTTGCGACCTTCCATAAAGCCTGGATCACGGGACCAGATGTCGATCTGGATCACTAGTTCGGAAGCTTCGATGCATTCTGCATCCTCAGGAATGTCCTGCACGGGCCCGAAGGAAACGTACGGAAAGACTGCCTTGTTTTGACCGTCACCTGCTGGAACACGATCATAAATGCGGCTGCCGACCAAAGCGCCAACATCAGCATTGGCGCGCAAGGCATTGATTAGCGCCACCTGCAATTCATGTGCGGCATCTTCTGTCATGATCCAGCTGCTACCTTTTTAGCTGCGTCGCGGACGGATTTTCTCACCGCACGCACAACTCGCTTTTTGTTGGCGCGCCAGGACACATAAAAGAATGGCTGGGGCGCGGTGCCAGGGTGATCGGAGCCAGCAAAGAGGCCCTTATTCTCGTGAGGAGAGGTCCCAAACTCCACCCATCTTGCATAATAGGCCTCACTGTTACCTGCGTAGATAGTCAGCGTCAGGTCGTTGCCTGATGACGCCCTAACCGAGCCGATACTAATCGATCCTTTCGGTGCCTTGCCCCATGTCCAGCCGATGCTGTCACGAAGCTTTCCATCATCAACGGGAACAAGCGATTTCATCATCGCAACAATTTCATCCGCCTTCGCTTCCATCGTGCGGCGGATCATCGCTTCCGCTACCGATGGGAGCTTTGCCAGTTTTCTGCGCAGCTTGGCCAAACCCTGCATCTTGGTCATCCGCTGGCAACCCCACTCCGACACAGGAAATCAAGCCACAGCCGATCGGCCGTCGGCGTGACATCACGGATGTTGAATTCGGCCCCTGACCGAACATCTCTCACCCGCCAGTCTGTATCCACCTGCCGTGTTTGCGATGAGGAACGGACAAAGATGATCTGTGGATGCTGGCCTTGAAGTCGGTCAGCCATGACACTTTCGCCGCCGCGCAAATGCGTAAAACCTGCCCGCACCTGAAACTGCTCGACCCACTGACCGACAAAGACGCCATCCCCCCGATCAATCTCCTGCCGCTTGTCGAATGCGACACGGTGAAAGAGGTCACCGGCTGATCTCGGTTTCGCCATTGTTCAGCGCCTCCGCATCTTTGCCA